ATGCATTTTTCAGGTATTGCGGATAAGAGTAAACACTATGCCGCTCCAAAGATTGTCTTTGCCACAAGCAATCGCCAGACGCTTCATTTTCAATCAATTGAGAATTCAGAAGCCCTTATGCGTCGTTTCCACTTTACTTATGTTCAAGTACCTAAGAAGGAATACTGCATTGATCTTAAGGATGATGAGAGTATATGGTCGAGACGTCTTGACATGACGAAAGTAAGGACATCGTTCCCATTTGACATAAACAACGTGAATAAATATGTACCACTTGATGTCGTTGAATTTGTTCCTTGGGATTTCAGTAAGGGTTAGATAAAAGCTGGTGAGGTCATTGGTTTTAATCAACTTGTTTCTCAGTGTGTAGCTGCGTATAATGAGTTACATACTAAATCAGATCATATGTTGGCTTTTCATGGATTGATTAAGAAAAGCAATTTTTCTGCTGAAGCAGGTGTGTCTTCATTTCTCTCTTATTTTAAAAAAGAAGAAGAGTAAGACAACGAGGTATTCTATGATGCTATCGACAATGAAAAGCAAGCCCGTATTGATTGGGCAAATGCAGTGATCAATAAGATTGATTCTGTTATTTTCCCGCAATCACTTAATCTTAGAAAAGCCACGGACTATATTAGCTCCAATTTAGGCAAGTTTTTTGCTGGCGCCGTGACATTGGCCCTTGTATTCCGAGGAATAAGCAATGCCAAGGAATATTTTAAGCTCACCCCTAATACTGTGAGTGGTCAGAAAACCTATAATACTCGACCCACTAGGAAGGTGAATGTTAGGAGTAAAAAGCGAACACCTGCTTATAAAGTTAAACGAGGAAATAGGTTGGAAAATAGTTTAAGAGGAGAAAGTGGAACCTCATGTGACTTGTCGCGTGAAATGGCAGTCTTGAAAAGAAATGTGTATCGCTTAAGTTTAGCCAACCCTAAAAACCCAGAATTAGGCGATTACTTTGGATATGCTACTTTTGTAAATGACACTGTCATGATATGCAATCGACACTTTGACTCATTTATATCGAGTAACAATGCTGAGGAGAGACCTTTTGTTGTCAATTTCACACCCATCTTTAATGATAAAATATCATTTGCTATTGACTGGTATGCCCCAG